GTGGGTCGGTTCAGGGAATACTATCGGCAAGTTCTTTTTAGCAAAGATGCCGAAGAAGCGTTTTCTTGTGGTGTAGGCACCGAAGTCGGCAGCATTTAAGATGCGGTGCTCAAAGTTGTAACCGTACTTCTTGACATTGCGCACCCACTTTTGATAAAGCCGGCCTTTGTCCATGCTGATAGGTTTCCCATTCTCATCCATATCTCCCCATGACATAAACTCTTCTACATTTTCAATCTGAATGTAGTCAGGGTCTATAACATCAATATAACGGAAGAGATGTTCTGCCAACGTTCGGCTGTCGGCATCTCTCGGCTGACCGCCTTTGGCTTTCGAGAAGTTGGTACACTCCAAAGAAGCATGAAGCATTATCATGGCATCAGGGTATAGCTGACGGATACGTTCTACAATAGTGCTTATCGGGGAAAGTTCCAGTGTACGGATATCCTCAATAAAGTGAAGTGCATCAGGGATATTGGCATCATGTGAAAGGATGGCATTCTTGTCATGGTTCACACAGCAAACAACCTTTCCACATCTATTTCCATCCAATCGTGCTTCTTCCACACCTTCGGATAAGCCACCGGCGCCACAAAAGAGATCAATAACAAATAGTTCTATATCGGACAGACCTTCAATGGATTTTAAGATATTTTTCTGCGATTTCATAACTTCTCCTTTTTAAACAGGTGGCTGAACGCATTATCCAAATCCAAGTCCAGATTCAGTTTGGACGGGAAAGATTTAATGTATTCGTACATCTTATAAGCGAGGTTGTCATCATCACCGCATCTGTCAATCAGTGTGAGCAACATGGCGTTCACCATGTCAGAATCATTGCCGAAGTTTTCCTGAGTGGATTCGCTGCAATGATTCACATCACTTTTCAATCTCTTTATCGCGGCTATGGCTGTGTTGAAGTTTCTTTTTGAATCGTGCCGCAATTCAAAGCCTTCCTTCTTGTATTGCTGCTGCATTTCTAGAAGGTTGGTTTCTAAAACGTCCGTGAGGACAAATACGATGTTGGTTATCGTATTCAGTTTGTCTGTTCCTTGCATAATCGTGTATTCTTATTTCTAATTCGAATGAATCCCCTTCGTTCTGTTTCTTCTAACAGTGGAAAGTCTTCATTCTTGATTTCACATTCTGTTTCGTAGTTCACGGAAGTATAACTTGGGATATTGAACTTTTTCCGGATTCTTACGATAACATCCGGATTTCTTGTTACCCAGTAAACGGTTATTCTCATGGTGATATCAGCATTTTTCTAGCTTCCTCATCTCCTGCATCAGCACGGTGCTTGATTTCAATGTACTCAGCATAAGAGATTCTGTTATCTCCACGCTCCTCTATCTCTTTTTCACGTTGGTTTCTGTATCGTTCACGCTCTTTCCGTTCAATATCTTTCCGACGTTCAGAAACGTAGTCCAGCATCGCACTTGTTATTTTCAATGGATCTATTGAACCGTAGAACCGCCCATACTTCCCTGACTTAAACCGTGCTATGAAAAAACAGATTTCAGCGGCATTTATATAATAATACTCCGAAAGGAATATCTCCGATAGTTCAGAAAGTTGCTCTTTCGCTATCTTGGTTGAAACTTCTGCAAAGTCATTCAATGAGCCAAATTGTATCTTTAGCCATTCTATCGGTGTTTCATCCCCATAAGTAGAAGACAATAGCCCTAAACTCGGAATGCTGTCATTCAACGCCAGTTCTGAATGGGTTGCATTACATCTGACAAGTTTGAACTGCAAATCAGGGTTGTAATCAAGAATGAATTGTGCAGGATCGGGATATTTATTCAATAACGCCCTCTGCTTCAAGTTCCTTTCTCTTTTTTGCGGCAGCTTCTCTAACGGTTGTAGCGACTGCAAGAACTGAATCACGTTTTCGCTGCTCGCTATCCTGTTGATTTTTACTAAGTCTTGTCCCATTATAGTTTCCTTCCAATATTTTAGTAAAGTTTGCTTGTTTGAAAATCCAATCAAAGTCGCATTTCCAATTGCGGTCATTAGCTCCAAGTAAGAACGGGGATTGAAGAATGAGATTGAAAACACTCCTCACTGACTCTTTCCCATATTGGGCTATCCGGGCTTTTACAGCCTTTTTTCTCACATCAGTCATTGATCTTATCTGCTGGAGTCTGTCTTTGAATGTGGTATTATAGTATTCCATCAATCCGCTGTAATCAATCTTTTCAGAGGGGGAGAGCGAAGAAAGCTTGGCTTTCTTTGATACTCCGTCAGGAGTATTTTCTTTCTTTTGATGTAGAGATATATCTATATACTCTCTTTCTTCTTTCTTTGTATTTGTGCCCTCTGTGTGCCCTGATTTTTGTAAAAGTTCGGATTGCGGTAGATTGCTGTTCATGGGCTGTGCCCCAAGTTGTGCCCTTAGTTGTGCCCATTCGTGTCTTAATTCATTGATTTCCTTTTCAATACCTGTGTCCTTACTTGTGCCCTTGGTTGTGCCCATTGGATTATATTCTTCATATTTACATAAGGTTATAAGGTTCATTCCTTGATTGCACTCAACAGTTATCATACCTTTCTTTCTAAGATGCACAAGAAAGGAACGCACCTTCTTTTCAGACCATTTCCAACGCTGTGACAGAAATCTTATGGATGCAGGATATTGACCTCTTGAATAAGAGATTTCTCGACCTCCGATACTCTCCTTTCGGGGCGTTGCCTCAAATCGTGCAGACTGAATTAAGTCTAACCACGCTTCGCAACTGCTAAAAGTACGGGCTTCATTCCACATTTCATTCGAGAAAAACCTGCGGCTTAGCCTCAAAAATCCTTCGTCCATAGTCTTAGAATCTCACGTTAGTTAATTGCCTTCCGTTAGAAAATACAGCCCACTTACCATTACCGCTATCAAACAATCGTAAATCCGACACCTCTCCGAAACGTTTGATGTTACCGCATAAATCCACAATCCATCCACATTCTTTAGAAGGATGCGGGCGGATGGCACGACCGACTATCTGATACCACATGGCAAGTGACATTGTAGGACGTGCCATAACGACCGTATCAAGTTCCGGATAGTCAAAGCCAGTCGTAAGTACACCCACATTAGCTACTACCGGAATTTCACCAGCTTTGAACGCCTCAAGAATATGTTCACGTTCTTTCTTAGGAGTATCACCTGAAACGATAGCGCAACCGGGTATTGACATCGTTAACCGTTCCGCTTCTTTCAAAAAACGGGTAAAGACCAAAATACCCTTCCGTTTTCCTCCGGCTTTGGGATTCATCAGCCTTTGGACGATATGAACGAGATAACCGTAGAAGTCTATCCGTTCATATTCTTTTTGAACTGACCTATCCGTATAGTCGGCACCAGTAGTATTTACTTTCAAGTTAAGTTCATTCCACCCTGAAGGATTCATTGAATAGTAATCCAACTTCGCCAAGTAGCCCATATCTAATAGGGTTGATACCTGTACATGATAAATGACCTCTGAAAAGACATGAGGTTTTGTCCGAGTGATAAATTTCAGCATGGAACCGAAATCACGACTGGAGCTTAAACGGTATGGCGTTGCTGTCAGTCCAAGAACCTTACACTTCACTGCATCAAAAAAATCCTTGTACATTCCCTCTTTGGGGTTTACAAGATGACATTCATCCACAATGATGTTCTTGAAGTGGGTAAACAGTTCGGGATGATTCTTCACACTGCCGATGGTGGCAAATGTTATCCGGCTTATCTCCTTTGAGTTAAAGGATGCTGAATAGATACTGCAATCAAGAATACCGTATGAACAGAGTTTCTTGAAATTCTGTTCGACAATTTCACGTGATGGACAAAAAATAAGCACATAGTCATTTAGTCTATGTGCTATATCCGCAATTACTATTGATTTACCCGCCCCTGTTGGCAGTACCATAACACCGTTACTTTTCTTATTCTTGTCTTTGAAAAAGGCTACCGCTTTATCAGAGGCAGCCTTTTGATAATCCCTAAGTATTATTGCCATAATAATCAGTTTTATAATAGCACTTACAACCACGTGTTGTTTTTTGCTTGCCTCTACAACAAGCGGCTATAAGCGAATGATTAAACCCTTCTTTTTCGGCAGCCTTTGCCGATTTGTACTCTTTTATAGAGCCATCAGAAAACACTATTACTATTTCTTTACAACAAGACTTATGTAATGACTTTATATGTTTTTTACATTTTTCGCTTGCCCTGTTTGATTGCGATATGTTTTTACGTGCCAAATCAAAATTCAAATTTTCTTTTGTTGTACACCATCGCAAGTTAATTGCTTTGTTATCGGTACGAATACCATTTATATGGTCAACACATGGCAAACTACTGTCATTTGGCACGTGAGCTTTCGCAACCAGACGGTGTACGAGAAGTAGTTTCTTTATGTTGTTTTTACAAAGGCAGATTTGAGCATATCCATTTTTGCCAACTCTATCTATCAGTATTCTTTCTCTGCAAAATGTTAATGCCCCACGTTTACCTTTTCTGTATCTTTCTAAAGACTTTACCCTACCAAAGTTTGATACTTGGTATAAACCTTCGTACCCTTCAATGTCTTTCCAAATTTCATCCATAATTATTTCATTTAAGAGTGAATAATAAAGGCAGCCTTTAAAGTCGTGCGAAGACTGCCTTGGGATAATCGTGTTAAGAACTACACTGCAAGCATATCAATACACGCAGCATGGTGATTCACGCCCCTATAATGCTGAGAAAACTCTCTAAATTGGTCTAACAACCCCATCTGTATGATAAAAGAATATAATTCATTCTTAGCTTCTTTCTCAATATCAAACCGCTTTTGTACTTCACTTAAAAAGTCGCTGAATACTGGCATTGAATGTGTATTTGAGCATTCAATCTCAACTGTTGCCATACTTTTCTTTTTCATTGTCATGCGATTTTAATAAGGTTACACTTCTTGAAACATCTGTATTCTTCTTTCTCTGTGTCCCAATACACTTGCAGATTATCATTCGGCTTTCTGCCAGTACCTTTCGTTTCACCGATAAGATTCTCTTTGAGAGTACCAAAGGCTTGACGTAACGTGCCGTCTGTCTTTTTGAAGTAGAACTCTACTATCTTTACTTTCAAAGCCGCTTTCAGCTTCAAATTAGCCCATGCGCATTTTAACGCTTCACTCATTGAATAACCGTTCTTGCGAACAAAAGACCATGCCATTTGCATAACCTCTTTCATCTGACTTCTAAATTTTGTGCTCATACTCTTATATTTTATGTGTTATTACTACTCTGTTGTATTTCGATAATGCAAATGTATAATCTTAATTATTCATTCAAAGAAAAAGAATATATTTAATTATTCATTTAACACTAATTAGTATAAGCATAGTTATACACATTATTGTAAAAGAGTATATTTGCAGCAATTAAAATACATGATTATGAACAGAATAAAAGAAATCTTAAAAGAGAAAGGTATAACCCAACAAGAATTGGCTGACAAATTAGGTGTTACAAGAATTTCTGTAGTAAAAACATTAGCAGGTAATCCATCACAAGAAACTCTTGAAAAAATTGCTAATGCCCTAAATGTACCTATGTGGCAACTTTTCGCATCACCAAATGAAGTACAACAAGCGGGAAATTCTCTTGTATGTCCTAATTGTGGTACCCCCCTTGCACTCAAAATCAAAGAATAAGAAAGAGAGCGTTTCACAACGCCCCCAATCCAAAACACATAAAATATATAATTGCAGGCTTTTTAAGTCTGCTTTTTCTTTTTCTCCTTCGAGGGCTGGAACACCAAGGTATGACCGTCAAGCCTTGCGGCTATATCCGCTATGATAAGCGACTTTCCGCTGCCCGTAGGTAACACCATAATGGCATTTGTTTTCTTCGCCTTATTGTTAAAGAAAGAAACGGCAGCATCAGAGGCTTTCTGTTGATAATCTCGTAATACATAACTCATAAACCTTTCTCCTTTCGTAACTTCTTATTAAGTGCTTTGTAATACTTGATTAGCTGTTCGTACTCAAAATCAGTCATTTTGGAAGTGCTGGCAGCTTTCACTTTTAGCAAATCAAATTTCTGTTGACCGATTTTAGCAATTAGATTCACCCGATAGCCTTCCAAATGATCAGCTTTGAATCTGTTGCAGTGTCGGCATTCGGCATGGCAATTATTCTCATCAAACCGTGTTGCCAAATGTGTACGACTGAAATAGTGCCCGCAGTCCGCTTGTGTAAGCGGCTTTATCTGTCCACATGATATACATCGGAAGGAACCGTTTGGCATACAATCACGAAGCCGGATGAAAAGGGAAAACTCCTTGTCGAGTTTAGCTTTCAAATCCGGCTTCTTCTTTACTGTTACCCCTGCTTTATCAAACAAGGGTAAAGGCTTGTCTTTCTTCTTAGCCTTTTTCTTTATGTAGTACATACTTTCTGATTTACCTAATTAAAAGCCCCGAAGCGTATTCTCCGGGGCACAACCATTATTTAAGACCCGTGCCATTTATGTGTGGCTCACATTTATGAGGGGCGTGACAGAATCGAACTGCCCTCCTCTACAATGCTGCGCATTACATTAGTCACACCAGCCAAACGCCCCATATTCACCTGCCCAATCTTCACAGACCGAGCAGGCAGGTTAACAAAGTTATTCCATATAAGCCATTGAAAACTCTTTCGGAATAAAACGCCCGACCGGGATAGGTTTAGCAGATTCAATGGCTGTATGGATTTCCCTCTTTCTGAACTCATGTCCCTTTTCTTTGGCTTGTTTCTCACATTCTTCCTCTTTGTTTTTGAGATAGTGGGTAATAAGCATCATCGCTCTGTCAACGTTGAAGGTGTTCACGACAAAAGTCTGAACTCTCTCGTCTTCATTCTCCCCATCCGTGAATGTGATTTTCGTCTCAATCTGGTAGAATTTCTTTTCATTCGGTTTAGATTCTTCGTCACTATCTTCCATCTCATCGTCCATTTTGTCAACGTATTCTGCCATAGTGATTTCATTTTTGAGATAGGCAAGCGAAGCATCGTCAACCTTACGTTCTTTCAAGTTGTCAGTAAGAATCACGCAGGAATCGAACTCCTTTATCATTGTCAAGGTGAACCCGAACATATAGTTTAGTTCGATGTAATCTTTCAAGATACTACAAGTATTCTCCAATCCGGTGGCATACAGCAGGAACTTATGTTTCTTGTCACCTATTTGCGCTTGAGCGATGTACGGATATAAAACGCTGTTCTCATTCTCGAACGCCAAACGGTTCTGGTTGCTGACTTCCACTTCCTTGATACCGTCTGCTTCCATACTGAAACGAATTTTCGCCAAAGTGTCTTGGTCTATCAGCGTGCCACGGTCAAAAAGAATTTCATTCCGTTCGATGGTTACTGTATCTTTATGTATCTTCATCAATGAAAGATTCCTCCCATGTTTTGAGGACACGTTTTGCAAGGTACATGTTGAGCATCTTTTTCGGGTCAGATGTCACATACCTGATTTCTGTTTTTCTTGTTTCTATCATAACTAAATAAATTCTTGATTTCTTTGTATTTCCTGCTGTTCCTCAAATTTCCAACAATATCCACCTGCTGTTTTTCTTTTGTTGTTACAACATTGTGAGATATTTTGAAAATTTATGCCGGTATCTCTACAAGCGTCCATTAATGTCAAATGTCGCTTTATAAAAGCTCCATTCTTATCTAATTGAATAACTACTTTACCTTGAGATACGGCCCTTCTTCTTTGGGCAGTACCATAACTCAAATTATAAGCGTGAGTACACCATTCCAAATTAGACAAGCTGTTATTGCTTTTGTTTTCATCTTTATGATTTACAACTGAATACCTATGAGGATTGGGTAAAAAAGCCTCTGCTACTAAACGATGAATGTTAAGTGTATGTGAGCGTCCGCCTTTGAATAGGTTTACACATTTATATCCACATCTATCTTGTAGTTTAAGGATATGCGGCTTTTTCTTCATTAATTCACCATTTTGTAGTCTTACGTAACTGCATATAGATTTAATTCTACCCCTGTCTGATACTTGATATAAACCTTCATATCCGACAACATCTTTCCATATTTCTGCCATTATAAATAATCTTTATTTCGTCCAATCTCTATTTCCATTAGTTGAATCAATCTATCTTCATCAGCAGAAGGTAAATATATTCCGCATTCAGCACTTGCCCAATTACGAAAACGGGTAATACTTGTACTCATTTCTGCACTATCTAAATCAGCAGAGCTGCGCAATATCTTTATCCGTCCCAAATACTTGTCGTCTCTCTCACGAATGAAAATGGATGGATTAACAAGCTTTTTATAATACTGTTGCTTCACCCACTCCAACGTGTTTCCGGTCTCACACGCAAAGTAACCTAAAATCACATGCAAATATTTATTGCTTTGCAGGCTTCTTTTAGGCTTTTTCTCTGTGAGTTCTACAACCTTACCGCTTTCTGCGAGCTTTGCAGAACGAGCCTTAAATTGCTCTTTCTGCAAAGGGTTTGAAGTATCGTAAAGGGACATACGCTAAAAAGGCAAATCATCCTTTACATTGCCATTAGCATCAACCGGAGGCGGGAAATTCTGCGGCTGTTGCTGATAAGTCGGCTGAGGTGTAGGTTGTTGTATCGATGTTGTCTGTTGGGATTGAGATACACCGCCACGCGCTTCTATTTTATAGCATCGAATGGATACCATACGTTTGAATTCTCCGTCTTGATTCGTCCAAGAACGCCCTTGTAAGACAAATGATACAGTAACAACATCACCCTGATTAAAGCGGTCAAGTTCTGTACACTTGTCACCCGAAAACTCTAAGGGAATAATGTTCTCATACTCGCTACGCTCTCCCGTATAAGGGTCGTAAGTGGTAGCATCTAAAATAAACTCCCGTTTTGTAAATGAGGAACCACCGTTTTTGGATGGTATTTGAACGGTTTGTCCGATTTCGATTATCCGTCCGGTTATTTGGTTTGCCATTAATTTTCTCCTCCAAAAATCTTTTTATCGGTTATAAGTTCTCTGTTTTCTTCCAAAAACCGGATAAATTCCTCACAATGGTTAGTGAGGATAGGTATATCACGTTCAGGATTGAAAACGTATGTTTCTGTATAGGTATCTACCACATAACCGCCTTTGTTGAACTCTACAATGTTATACTCAAATGTCCGTACATCCGACCCATTCTGCATAAGAGCATAAGGATAAACTAAATGCTGGTGGTGATCTTTGAACTTTCCCACGGTATAACTACCGGTTGTTTTGATGTCGTGAACACTGGTAGGCATCAGTTCGTCAATCAAACCATAAACCAATACACTACCGTATGCAGTAGGCAAGATGGCTTCTACTCTTTGTTGGGTTAATGCTCCTTTGTAGTAGTTGGCAAACTCGCGGCAAAGGTCAATGTGAAAAGTGAAAGTGCGATTGTTGTAAACAGCTTTTATCCCGTAAAGTTTTCCGTCATCGTGATATGCCTTGCTAATTTCCATTATAGAAGATTTACGGTTCTCAATCATACAATCAATGATTTCATTGAAAGCCGTGCCACGGTCTGCCGCTTCGCTATCGAATGGCTTGCGGTTAATCCGGTCTATCAGTTCTTGAAACTGTTGTTCGTGAAATTCTTCAGGAGTATGGGGTGGATTTTCTGACCACCCCCAGTACTTATCCCAAATCACATCACTATTCAGATATGCCCCAAAGGCATCAAGAAGCGTTGCGTAAATACGATATTTAGGCTGCTGGTTCATATTTCTTTTCTGAATTAAGTTTCAGATTCAAAGACTTCGCTTTGTTAGCTACCAACTTTGCCGCCATTTGCTTTGAAGAACCAACGTGCTCAAAGTTATCTATTTGCGCGATAAAATTATTGGCAGATTCCGCATCCGTAATAAGTTCGATCTGTTCTTTTATCTCTTCAATAACTTTATCATACTTTTCCTGTGCCTCTTTCTTGGCAGCAAGCATACCCAAATACGAATTGATTATCTTGGCGGTGATAAAGTCGTTCTTTGCGGTTGGATTACCATTCTTGTCAAGGATGGTAGGAACTTCCATCACTGAAGGAAGATTGCAAGTATTCTTACCGTCATTTCTTGAAGTTGGGTCAAAAGTGATAGTACGTCTTTGGACGCCTCTTTCGCTTTTCATTTCAAGATAACCGAGCAAATCCAGTTCAGTAACGATAGAGTTGTAGGATTTTTCACGCAAGGCAGGGATAAACACCGTATCATCACCTTCTTTTCTTGTGTCGCGATGGGCAACGAAAATGATGTGCTTGTTAAGCCCCGAAAGTGTTCGTGTCATCCATGAAAACTCTGCATTGATACCGCTCCAATCACGGATGGACGGCTGGCGGGTTCCACACTTGTGAGTAATGATGAAGTCCATCATCTTGCCGATGGTATCTACTACAATGGTCTGATAAGCGGACAAGTCCTCTTGAAGAACTTGCTGAACATCGCTCCATGAAGTGACCTGTACCGTGTCTATATTCTCCAAGTGCGCCATGTTCATGCGCTTCACGCCGTTATCGAAGTCCAACAGCAGCGGTTTCGGTGCGCTCAATGCTACCGTACTCTTTCCCATTCCGGCTTGACCGTAAATCATCATCTTCACGGTGGTCGGGATAACTAATTCATTACTTTTCTTAATCAGTGACATAATCGTAAATTTTATAGGGTTATTTGTTCAGATATTTACTCATTTTAAAAGCATTAATAGCGGATTGTATCTCGAACTTGGAATATATGATAGGAGAATTTCTGGATGAGCCTTTTCTTTTCTTATGCACCAATCCTTCTTTCTCTAACTTTTCCAAAAAGTTAGGTTCATACCCAAGTGTCTTTAACCATCTGAACGCTTCTCTTTGCTTGATTTCATCAGATACAGGAGACCGTTTCTTCTCACTGGCAGCTGCACCAAGCTCCGCCATGTCCATGCAGATATTTTTAAATTCAAATAATTCAAGTCTTACCTCCATACCGTCCAGTTCTTTCAATTCGTTCAACTCTCGTTCTTCGTCCCCTTCTCATATCGCCCTGTTCGTGATAGAGCGAAAAAGAAAAGATGCACAACAGGCAGAAAGCAACAGCCGACCTAATAGTAGGTGAAAAGTCCATCGTGAACTTCATACCAGCTATTCTCTCATATAGCATGGTTGCCAGTTCTCTGCCGTTCCTTACGTTCAAAATCTCAAAAGCTCTTTGCAGTTGGTTGTTTATCGTGCTGACCGCTCGGCATTTGAGGTTTGCAATTTCTTTTTTCTCATACCCTTGTGCATACATTCGTGCCGTAATCTCGCATTCAGGTGTAAGTTCATTAAAAACTCTCTTCATAATCGTGTAAGTCAGCTGATTAATAATTGCGAATAACCTCAATATATCCGGCTTCCCTGTTAGTGTCCACCGAATACAAAGTTTGCTCCTTGTCTATTATCCGATCAATCCTTGCCAGCCTGTTAAGATCAGCGGTACACCTGCGAAGCTGTCCGGCAAGTTTGTCGCTAAAGTCAAAGCTGATTCTGTCATTCTTCTTTTTCAGCTTTTTCTTGATTTCTGTTCTTTCTTTCAGTTCTTTTGCCATAAGAGTAAAATTTAATTAATGATTCGTGGATGGTAAGGGAATCGAACCCCTCTCAATCGTGCCAATTGTTTGCGCAACACGAAGCTCTAACCGATAAGCTAACCATCCGATTAAAAAAGGTGCACTATCCTCACGGACAGCACACCCAGTACAAACACAATATAAAACACGAATATCTAATCTATTATCAGAACAATGCTTTTAACCGCGTTCTTGAAATGATCAAACTTCCGGTTCAAATCACTCCAAGATTTATACCATGTATTTTTCTCTTCAGCTAATTTCTCGTTAGCCTCTTCCAGTTCCTGCACACGCCTTACTAAATCTTCATGCGTCATGCCTCTTAATTCTTCCACTGTCATAATCGTATAAATTTAAAATGTCGTTAAAAAGGTAGGAGTCGAACCTACTTCTTGTAAGCTAAATGAATATATAAATTAGAATATAAGTTAATACCAACAATTAATCGCTTACACGCATTCCAACAATGCTACTTCATAAATTACCGCCCAGCTGGTTTACAAGGTGATTGTGCACTCATCCCCATGCGCCTTGTGCCGGATTATAGGACTACTTTTTAGTGGTCTGTTTTAAGTTCTCTATAAGTTATTCTCATGAGCGACACACACCCTACACATATAACACTCATTATAGTGATAGAGAATATTTTCATAGGACTGTAAGTAGTAATAGCCCCGTAAAGCATACCGGCAGCACATATACTAACCAATATAGATAAAACGAATTGGATTGTTTTCATAATCGTATAAATTTAAATAAGTATCTGTACCCTAATCGAATAGCAGAACCTTATTTCAGTTCAGTACAGACTATAAGACCTTTCAGCGATACTTGTGCCTAACCAAGCATACTCACCACGCTAAAGACAAATTGGCGTGCTGAAAGTAAAAATCATTTCAACTTCGTGGCTTTACCACCATCAGACATATACAACCATTCGCCCATTGTCGGCTTATCCTCGGTTGCTATCGGTGTCAATTCCGTTCCACTTGCACCCACCACTATCCACCATCACTGGCTTCGCTTACGTGCCTTCGCAGAAATATATCTTTTTATCGTATCAATATGTCAAAGAACCAATCAATAGTACCCTACCCGATTCTCGCTATCGGTTGCCGTTCAATCCGTCCGTAGGGCTGTCGTGCATTGCATAATCGTGTATTATGCGTATCGACTGATACCTTGTATCCGGCATAGAGCATCGTAATCCATGCCATCATCTTCACAAGTCTCAAAACCTTTTAAGGCATCTTCCAAACTGTCTATCTCATCCGTTATCAACTGGATAACTTCTTTCTTGCTATCAGCATTGAACATCAGGCAAACAGTCCTTTCATCGTTGTTGTAAGCTGCCTCTAAATCTTTATAAAGGCTATCCAACTGCTGGTTAATCGTGTAAGCATTCATATCCATATCTTTTATGCGATTGACATCAGATTAGCTTTTTTGAAGCATCTGAATTCTTGGCGTTCAGTATCATAGTAAGTCTGGACGGTATCATTCTTTTTTCTGTTGTCAGTACCAGTGATGGCAGGCATCAGCTTTTCATTTAGTGTACCGTATGCCTCACGAACGGAACCGTCCACTTTTTTGAAGTAGAACTTCACTATCTTCTTTTTCATCTCACCTTTCAACTTCAAGTTAGCCCAAGCGACCTTCATTGCTTCGCTCATGGTGTAGCCATTACGCTTAACGAACTGCCAAGCAAGGCTCATTACTTCGTGTAAAAATTCTCTTGTTCTCATAATCGTGTATTTTAATATGTTTATACTATTTGAAATCTGAATTAATCTTCGTTTCTTTGTATCAGTTTAATTTGATAATGCAAAGATACTACTATTTTTCAGTAAAAAGAATCTATTACTGAAAAATAGTAGTACAACAACACTATTTAACTATTAGAGCAGGTTATACCTTATTATAATATGAAGAAAGAAGACAGAAATAGAAATTGGATAGCGTGGATAGCACTTGGATTAAGTGTCATTGCAATATTGCTATGGCTATGCAAATATGAGCCTGTAACATGGACTCTATTCGATTCTATGATTGCTTTTCTTTCTTTCGTTGTAGGAGCATTAGCCGTAATGGTTGGATATAACATTTTTGGGTTAAAAAACGACCTTAAAAATGAAATAGAAGAAAAATTACAGGACATAAGTGACCATCATGTAATTCATACAGCAAAAAATATGATGTATATAGAGATACGCCTGCTACACATGGCTATGAAATTAAAAAATATAGCAGATATAAGGCAATCTATTTACATGATGCTTGAGAGCACTGAAAAGACTAAAGATAAGGAAGATATAGATTATGTTATTAATCAGTTGAAAGAACTTAAAACACGATATGGATATACACTGTTTGACGATGCATTCACAAGGAAACTAAAGATTAAACTCGGAAGGATTGGCACTTTCTCTGATAGCGCGCTTCTCTTCCTTCAAGATCTTGAAGTATGATTCTTTTGCATTATCAATAAGCCTGTTTGATTCTTTAAATGGATCCTTACAGATTGTTTTGTTTGGCATATGAGATGACTCTTCTATTTGCATTCTCATTGATTCAAATAGAAAAGGATTGATTATTACCATAACTATAAAAGTAAAGCGACCAACTCCAAAGTTGCGGTTTGAAGTTAAGTCGCCTATATAGTCCCTTAATGGGAATAGTTAAACAATTTAGTCGAAATCATCCGCAACTTGATTCCGACACAAATATACTGAAAGATAACAGTAAAACCCAAAAAAGATGAGCACAAAAGAAAGATTTGTTGAATATTTAAAAATCAAAGGGATTGGACAAACCGCTTTTGAAGAATCAGCTGGTTTATCTCGTGGAGCTATTGCCAAAAAAACGGGCTTTAATGCAGATTCAATAGAAAAGATAGCGTCTGCTTGCCCTGACCTTAATATAAATTGGTTAATAACTGGAATTGGCAACATGACAATTAATACCAATTCGTCAATCACTGAAACTCCAACCACGAATAAAGATATTAAAATACTTGATATACGTGTATGCGCAGGACATGGAATTGGATTTGACGGAAATGAAAACAAGGTTATTGGATATGTGAATATACCAGAATTTACTGGATGCTATGGAATAACCGTATATGGTGATTCTATGTACGATATGTACATGTCGGGAGATACAATCTTTGTCCGTGAAATAAAAGACAAACGAAACATAGACAATGGACAGCCGTATGTAATTATAACAAAAGAAGACAGACTTCTTAAAATGATTCATATCGACTACGAGCGAAAAAAAACAATATTGTCTTCCTACAACAATATAGCTAATCCGGATGGGAAAAGAAAATATCCCGATATGGAAATTGACATAGATAATGATGTAATTCATTTATACAAGGTTGTAGGTAAATTAGCGAGAACGCAAATGTAGTTACAATAATAATACTATAAAATTCAACCAGTAGACATCTGATTGTTAACCTTTATTGATAAAGCTATGCCAAACACTCTACAAGAAAGTATGGAAGATGTAAGTTTTGCCTATATGCAAGCCCTTTGTGCATATAATGGATACACTATATCGAAAGCAGAACGAGACAATGATGGTGTAGATGCTACAATCAAGTGCAAAGGGTATCCGTGTAACTCTTCAGACTGTAGAAAACGTTCCCCGATCATTGATATTCAATTAAAAGCTTCATACGTAAAACTCAAAGAAAAGAAAAATGGGGATTACTCCTTTATACTCGAAGCAAAAAATTACAATAATTTGGTTATGAGCGATAGAATGACTCCAATAATATTAGTAGTTTTGCACATGGATAAAGATAGGAAGAAATGGGTAAAACACTCAAAATCGGCTCTAAAAATTACCAAATGTGCCTATTGGGTAAGTCTCAAAAATAATCAGCCTACAAACAATGGAAGTAGTATAACCGTTGTAATACCCAAAGAGAACATTTTATCTTGTGAATGCCTTAAGAAGTTAATGATAAAAGTGTCAAAGGAGGAAGAATTATGAAAGACTTAAAAAGAGCTATAGATCTCATTACAGTAGAAAAGCTTGAAAAAGTTTTTTCTTTTTTAAAATGGCGTGAATTGGACGTTTTAATGAACGGAAGAGTGCGTCAATTTGTTTCCCCAGACGATGAATATGTAGCACTAATACCACTTGTTAAAGAGTTTTCCGATTACTATAGAGTGATGGGAGAAACTTTACAATCCATTGCATCTTTTGAAAACAGAAGTATAGAAGCATTGGTTAATAGAATATTAAACCCATCGTATGACATTCAGAAATGGCGTATAGCTAATAATTACACTTCAGATGGGAAAATACCATTCTTTAGTATGACAGATACTATAGAAAAAATAAAAGACGTTTTAGCTACAGCCTATTTAGACACTTTAAACCCTACAAGATTTCACAAAAAAGTCTATACAACAGATGTCAACAAGAATATTTCAGAATATTCTTTTGGACAAACTGAAATAGGAAGCTATATCCTCAATATATTGTGTCCTCTAGGAAATTACCAATACACTATTTTTAATCCAACAGAACAAGATATTCCATTAAACCGAAAAATCAATATGCGGCTATTGTCATCAATAGACAATATTCAAAAAGACTTAAAGAATAGTAACAATAACAAGGTTGACGAAGACGTAGACCAAGGATTATATAGCATAAATTTTTTAGATTCATTAGTTGACATTTATGATGAAACTAAAGATACAGAGATGAATATAATTGTTGATTGGTGCAAAGATATTGGATTTGTAAATGAGCCCCCAATATCCTCTATCAAATTAGAACCTATATTTATGGAAAAAGTTAACTTCATAGCAGATAAGTATAGGCCTAAAAAAGAAGAAAATATTAAGAAAACATATTATGGAAAAATTGAAAGCATTACAGCTAACCCTAAAGTAGAGGACAGGGAATATGTTCAAATCAAAATTGTTACTATTGGAGATGACAATAAAAAACTTAACATACAATCAAGATTGAATTATAGTACTTTTTACTCTATCGTAAAAATAGCTTTTGATAATGGTTCTAACATAAAACTATCTGGTATCCAAAAAAATATAGGAAAACAAAAATGGATAGACAATGGCATCTTAGAATTGCTAGATGTATGAATCAAAGAACAAACTAAATAAATAAACAATGAAGAAAATTTTATTTTTAATGGCAATACTGCCAATGGTACTGTTTACAGCATGTTCATCAGATGATGAAGAGGAATTAAGCCAAGAGGAAAAGGCGATACAAATTCAAACTGAAGTATATAATAATGTTTTATCAAATATTGTAGGGCATTGGAAAGGAAGTCAACACTATAACACCTCCGTGTATCGCCCCGTTGGATGGGAAGATATTTCACATATTAGTTGGACACAAGAATATATTTTCAACTCTGATGGTACCTGTAAAGACATCGTTTCATCAAACTTGATTTATGAAGGTACGTATTCCATTATAAAAAACAAAGACTATATCAAATATCCATCATCCCAATGTGAACTATTTCTTATTATTACTCATGCCAATGGTGTTGTTAACGAACATGCAATTTGGATGGATGGAGAATATCTACGTATAGGAAGCTCTTTATCAGGAATAAAGCCTTCTGCTTCAAGTGGAGGCGAAGCTTCTATTCGATATAGACAAGTAACAAACTAAAATAATAATACAATGATTGACTTTCTAACTATCGTACTCCTAATATTCGGAGTACTGCAAATTATCCTCTTCTTCAAAGTATGGGGAATGACAAACGACATCAAAGATATAAGGAACAAGTATCTCAAAGACGAGGATGAGAAACAAAGAAAAAACACAGAGCATGACGCTATAACCAAAATAAGTGGCGGTTCCAAACCAACAATATAAGCCGGGCATCATTTCCCGGCTTTAACATGAAAATCTCCTTTGTTTCAACATTGTTTCAACATCAAACGAAAACGAAAAATATAAATAGGTGACAAACAGCAGATTAAGAAGTAGAAAAAATTAGCCAGATGAGCTAATACCCCGAGAAATAATAACGATGCAAAGATACATAGAAAATCAATAATACAAAGCTTTTGGGAAAGTTTTTTTTCATGTGAACAAAAAATTTATTTGCCACTTTTACTCCAAAGAGTTACTTTTGCGTGAAATTGTTAACCAATAGCTGACCAAGTTTAATAGCATAACAAACGGATAACCCCGATTTGTGACAAGTCGGAGCTATCTAAATCATAAGTTAAAAGTTATTATGAAAAATCATTGTTGTATCAATACTATACCCCATCGGCATAATAACAGTCACAATAGTTACACGAACACCAAAGGGATCCCCACAGAAAGCTTCATTGGGAATACGGTGTATTTAGCTATGAATAACAACTATATGTCAAGAATGTATAGGATCGGAAAAAAGTCATACTGAAGCATCTTAGTAAAAGAACAATCATCGTCCTATCAAGTGCTACCCGGCATTATCTATATCAGTCCGGCAAAAGCATGAAAGGANAAATATACCGAATATCCTAGAAGAGAAAGAAATATTCATGTCCGCCAATAACAAATCCACCACAAATACAACCAAGGGTTGCTGCTATTAACGGCTACGTACCATTTCAATTACAGCACTGTATTTCACAACTCTATGATTGGCAAGGCAAAAAAAGATGTAAAAATTGCATTAAACCTCCTCTATCGGCTTGGACCAAACTTCCTCTTTCGTTTCTTTACACATTACGGAAATAGTTCCTCCAACAAAATCCTTCACATATCCTTTGCGTTCAGCCAACATATCTTCCGCCATTCTAATGGCCTTAGCCTTATCTTTCAATGAAAATCCTTTATTAGCAAAATCATTACCTTCTTTAAAATATATATCATAAGTTTCCAT